GAATCTCTTCTTTTTCCTAAGTGTATTTAGATAAAAAGAATATTGCATGTCTTTATCTAGGAAAGAATACTTATTCATTTCGTTAGCAAACATCACACAATCAAGATGTCCTGACAAACAACGATTGATAATATATGGTGGATAATCCTTCTTTACAGCAGGATCTTCCATCAAATTTTCTTTATTAAAATTGATGGAGTTTAACCAATCTTTTAATTCAATACTCATAATCTTGTAGTTTAGAAATGTATTGATAGATTAGATCCCACTTAAATTCAAAGACTTCTCCATTCTCATCTTGAAGATAACAAGGAAGATTGGGATACTGAGTCTTACCCATATAATATTGATTGATCATGGTATAGTCATCATCAATCCATCTTTCTTTTTCTAGTTCTTCAGTCATATTCAATCAAAGAATTAATAGGAACATTGGGAATACTTTCTCTTCCCTTTAATGCAGACAATTCTATTATAAACGCACATCCCACTAATTGACCACCTGCTTTTTTTATTAGTTTAGAAGCAGCATTTACTGTTCCACCAGTAGCAAGTAAATCATCTACCAAAAGTACTCTAGGATTACCCTCAAAGGCATCTGATTGGATCTCTAATCGGTCTCTACCATACTCTAAAGTATAATCTACTCCCAACACTTTACCAGGTAATTTACCTTTTTTTCTAACAGGAACAAACCCAGTTCTTTGTTGTGTTGCTAAAGAAGATCCTACAATAAATCCTCTAGATTCAATTCCAACAATTAGATCGGGAGTTGTTCTTTCACAAAAGAATCCAAATCGACGCATAACTTCACCCCATCCTTCAGGACTTTTTAGAAGTGGAGATATATCCCTGAAGAGAATTCCTTTTTTAGGAAAGTCTGGGATATCATTTATGTAGTCAGTTAAGTTCATGATAATGCAAGTTCTAATGGGGTTTGTGGGACAATAGAATAATTGGTAACCAACAATTCAGTTTTAATGTTTTCATCGGTTCCCTTATCTCCACGATGAGCCATGGAGTATCTAAGTTTCCATTCTTTAAGATTGTAATTTTTATATAACTCCATAAGTCTATCATTAACATTGTAAGTAATCATAAACTTGTGGACACAATTATAAACGTCCTCTGCAAACCTATTATGGTCAAATGATTTATGCATCTCACGATTCTTTCCATAAAGAAAATCCTTAATATCATAAGGAGGATCTAAGAATACAAATGTATTACTTGATCCATGTTCTCTCATTACTTCCGAATAATCTATATTAGTTATCTTCCAGTGTTTAATTAACTTAGAAAACTGTGCAAGTTTATCTGCCCCTACAAGAGAGAAATTAGAATTAGATGCTGACTGTGAAAATGTGCTGTTCTCTGTAAGTCCTGAGAAACTACACTTGTTCATTATAAAGAATGCTACTGCTTTCTCAAAGTCATCATAAGTATCAATCTCTTTCTTATACTTATTAAAAAGTTCTTTTGCCTTTGCAGTTACTTTATCCTTATCACCCTCATCCAACGTCCTCTGCTTCTCTTCTCTGACCCTCTCAGACAGTTCTTCTCCCCTATCCCTCAACTGTGTCCAGAAGTTATATAAAGGCACATAAAGATCATTAATCCAAACAGGAATGTCTGGATACAATTTTGTAATCTGAATAGCAATAGATCCACCACCAATAAATGGTTCTCTATACTCTGATATGGTTTGAGGAAACCAAGGAGTTAATGTCTTAATTGCTTTTGACTTACCACCAGGATACCTAAGCGGAGTCTTCAGTGCTTTCACTTTCATCATGTTTATGAGTCAATTTACCAGACATCTCATATGCATCCTTACTGCCACCATGTCCGTGTGCAATACCTAGTTCATGCATCTTAGCATGTTCGTCAATAGGATCACGTAAATCTACTTTACCTGGTCCAAAAGTAAGATATAAACCATATCCCATTACAAAGAATAATAGTCCTACTATAATAGCAACCATTTGCCCTTCAGGTGATAAACCTGGAAGGTTTCCATGTGGAATTAAATTAGCAAACATTAGTAAAACCTCTCATTGTTATACGATTGTCCAACTTCTAATTGAATAGTATCCAATATTCTATTTAAGGATCTACCAAACATTCTATATCCAGATCCAACATATAGTTGACCTGCTACTACAGATACTGTTGCAATACCCCAAAATAGATAATAAAATCTAGACTTAACTTGTGCTCTCACTTTTTCTTTATTGATCATAATAATAATTACTTGAACTCACATTCTACCATAATCTCAGTCAAACATGCAAGTAAATTTATTTCTTGATCTGCGACGAATGCGATTTGATACTGGTACTTCGCAATAATAAGAACGGCAGCAGGAAGAGTGTTAGGCACAAGGGATTCGTTAAGACTATCGTAAATGCGACGAAGAAGTACAGAAGAATCATTGTCCAAGTTATTGACACACCATTTACGTACTTCTGGAAAGTTCTTTTCCTTGAGGTTTTTAATGAGATCATTAACCTTTACATCACTAAAGTGAGCTAGTATACCACTATCTATTTTACCACCAACAGCATATCTTTGACACTCATTAAGAACTCTTCTCCAATCAGGAAAATGTTTATTAATAAGTTCCGCAAGAACTTTTTTATCAACTTGAATCTTTTCTCCTTCTAAAATAGATACAAGTCTATTGAAAAATGCTATTGCAATTTCTTGCTTATACTTTCCCTGAATACCAAACTCAACCACAGCACATCTCGAATGCAGGGGTTCAATGATTTTATTTTTGTAGTTGCAAGTGAAAATGAATCTACAGTTTCTGGAGAACTCCTCAATAGACGCTCTAAGGAGGAGTTGTACGTCGGGAGTGGTATTGTCTGCTTCGTCGATGATGATGACTTTATGCTTCGACTGGCTGCTAAGAGAGACTGTAGATGCGAAGTTCTTGGCGTTATTCCTAACAGTGTCAAGAAACCTGCCTTCATCCGACCCATTAATGACATAGACATCAACCCCCAATTCTGCACAAAGTGCCTTGGCAACTGTAGTCTTTCCACATCCAGCAGGACCAGAAAGAAGTAAGTTTGGCACTTCACCCTTATTTAGAAAATCTCTAAAGGTTTTCTTAATATTTTCTGGGAGAATACATTCTTCAATAGTTTTGGGTCTATATTTTTCAACCCATAAAAATTCATCATGCATTATTCAAATGTAGAATCTGGTTCTAGTGCAATATAATAAGTTAGATCTTGATTTTTACATGTAAATCTGGATATCAAACTCTGAGAAACAACTACATCATAATTACCAGGTAGAATTTTAATATTCTCTACCTTAAAGTTAAATGAGAATGTTCCATCTGTTTCTCCTACAATAATAGAGAAATCATTTGATGTTTCATTCTTCTTATCACGAACAAGAACCTTAACAACACCTTCTCCACCAACTACAGACAAATCGGAGAGTTGATATATTGCTGCTGCCTTAAGCAACTTATCTAATTGATCAGTGCTCAACTCAAAACTAACAGTCTCGTCAGGAAGAGTCATATTCTTTTCAGGAGGAGTCACAATTACTTGAGGATCAGCAAAGAAATACTGAGAACGAGATCTACCTTCTTTGATTACCACATAACTATCATCTTGAAAATCAAGATCAGGGTTATGATGAAGACTTAATCCATTAAGAAATTGTCCAAGATCATATATACCAAAATCCTTGGGAAGTTCCTCTTCAATTGTCGCTTCAGCAAGAATGTTTTTCATCACACTTATTGTGCGAAGTTTTGTTCCCTTCTTAAAAAGAATTGACTGATTGATAGTCGAAAAGTTTTTAAGAAGTGAAAGAGTTTTGTCAGAAAGTTTCATAACCACGGGTCGGAGTTTCATTGAGTTGCCCACTAAAATGATAAAGTAGGAGTGAATAATGTAATGCTTTTAGTATATCACGTTTTGCTTGTCCCTTCTTGTCGTAACGACTTAGATACTTGATTGCGTTAGACCTACAGAATGCTTCTGCATCTCCTACTGATTCAATAAGATCAAGTGTCTGGACGTTATTATTGTCAGAAGTATAATGTCCACCATAAGTGGTAGAAATATAATCCTGAAGAGCTTTGATGGACTCATCTTCTTTATACTTTCTAGGACAATCCAATTCTATACCAGGTTTTGGTGTTGTAATATGATGTGCTATTGAATCATCATTATCAGAGAGTGTATTAAATGCAGATGGATAATCATCAGGAATCTTTATATTAAGTTCCTCTACATTACCAACAACTCTCTCTGCTCTTGCCCTATCCTTTGGATCGGTGAAAGGGTTTTCTCTGTCAGGATCATTACGATTGTAATCATACCATGCATCTGAATGTTCATAGGTATCTAAATTGACATCACTAGGAACATTCACAACCCCTTCATCTTTTGAGGTCTCTATTTTAATGTCATCAGTCATTGTTTTCTTTTTAATAGGGAAATTTTCATCAAGTGTTCCATTTAGCACATCATAAGCTAAGCTCCATGCATTAATCATAACTCAATTCTCCTTATTTGGCAACTCAAACTCTGCATCCACTTTATCATATAGTTCAAGGAATGCTTGCTTTGTTTCATCATCGAAACGGTTGATGCATACTTGAAGTGCTTTTGACTTATCCTTAAAGATAGAGAAAGCACGAACTATGTGAACCAATCTACGAGTGCTGATGATCTCTTCAATACCACCATCATAGAATGTTTTACGGATGATGTCACCCCAATCAACAAGTCTTGCTATGAAGTTTGTATCTGTGACACCAAGATTAGCAGCAACACCACCAAGGATTCTTTTCTCTACTGATACAGGTGGATACTCTTGCTCAAAGGTTACGGGGAATCTCTCAAGGAATGCTTCATTAAGAACATTAGTTCCTATAAATCTACCATCATCAGATCCTTTACCCTTTGTATTAGCAGTTGCAATAACATTGAATCCTGCACTTGGTTGAACAAATCTACCAACTTTCTTTAAGAAAACTCCTTTACCTTCAAGAATTGGTTGAAGACAGAGAATTTTATTACTAGCAAGATCTATTTCATCTAGAAGGAGGATAGCTCCCCTCTCCAAAGCTTCGGTGACGGGTCCATTATGCCAAACAGTATTCCCATCAATAAGACGAAAGCCACCAATAAGATCATCTTCGTCGGTTTCAATTGTAATATTTACCCTAATTAATTCTCTATTTAGTTGAGCACATGCTTGCTCTACACTAAATGTTTTACCATTTCCAGATAAACCAGTAATGAATGCTGGATAGAATTGCTTAGACTTAATTATACTCTTAACATCTTTAAAACTACCAAATGGAACAAAAGTAGAATCTTTTACAGGAACTATATTCTGTTCCTGAGAAGGAACAACAG